ATTTCTTGCGCTAAAATTGTTTGTTGATTTAAAGCAGCCTCAGAAGCAACTGCTCCTTGTAAAGTAAATTCTTGACTTGCTCTTTGTTGATTAATATCAGCTTCTTGCTGACCTATAGATGCAGCTGCTCTTTGTAAATTTTGAGATTGCACACCTGAAACAGCTTGAGCAAGAGCAGCTATACCACTAGATCCTGCTGCACCTCTTAAGCTTCCAAGAGTATTAGATAAACCTTGCTGTTGTTGTTGAGCTAAAAATTCAGCTTCTCTTTGATTTATAGTTAAGTCTTCAAATGTATTCTCTCTTTGTGCTTGAAAGTTTTGCAGTCCAACAAAAGGATTCGTAAATCTTTCAGAAAGATTAGTTAAATTTGACGCTGGAGCATCTCCTAGGGTAGGTGCTGTAATCCCTGAATAAACATTTTCTAAAGGAAATTGTTTAAAACTCTCAAGACCTTCATCTAAAAAGCGTTGTTGCTTACTTATTTCATCTCTTAATGCTTTTTTTCTACTCATTTTTTATTTTATTTTTTTTAATACAATTACACATATATTTTATTACTTACTGCTTTCAACTATTTCAGATCCTACTTGATACAATTCAACTTCACTTGTAGATTCATTTTTCATTTCAACTTCAGCAAAATATCCTACTAGCGAAGATAGATTAGCTTTGTTGTCTTTACTAAAAAAGAAGAAATTACTTGTTGTAGGCACATCAGCAGTAGAAGCTATATTACATGTTACAGTCGTGTCTGTAAAAGCAGTTACACTACCAACTTCTATTGGAGAACCAGTTACATTATTAGTTACTACAGCGTAATGAACTGTATCACCTATTTGTAAAGATTTATTAATTGAATTTGCAAATGTTAAAGTTAATGAAGTTGCCATATTTATAATTTATAAAGCATTATTTAATGTTACTTTTATAGTCACTCTTAGTGTATCTGTTGATACCACATCTCCGTTACATGTTACAGCAAAATCAAAAGTAGCTTTTGTATTTGTAACACTAGGTAAACTGTCAAATCCAGTTAACTGAGTATTACTAGAATCAAAAAACTTAATGTTACTAATTTGCGGAGCAGAAGACCCTCCTGTAAATCTACTACTTGCAGTGATTGTTATTGATGCATCGTTAACAGTATTTGCATCTCCTCTAAATAAAACTTGTCCAGATCCAGAAATTGTATCACCATTTTCTGCTCCATTACCAGATCCAAGCGTAACAATTTTCTTAACTTTAACAGTTCCACCAGAGTTTGTGCTTGTAGAGTCATATAATCCACTAATAGTTAGCGTAGGATTTGAAGGTGCAGGTGCAGTTCCACCTGTTACCGCAATAGTTAATAAATTACTTAATTTTATATTAGAAGTTAAGCTTTTTGTACCAAATCTTATAACTTCTAAAATTCCAGTTATAGTATATGTGTTTGGGTTACTTCCAGTAGCTATATTTCCTGCTATGTTTGAATATTCAATTATCCAATCATTAGGTGCTGAAAATGTTAAAACATCATCTATCGCTACATTATTTTGAGCTAATGAAATTACATTTTCTGATGAATGACCTAAACTTAAATCTAAAGCGTTAGTATTATTTTTACTAGAAACGAAAGTTCCTTCTGGTAAAGTCCCTCCAGTAACAACACTAGCTAAAGTTTTAGTACCACTTGCTTGTATTGAACTACCTCTTACACTTTCTGTTAAATTTATTACAGAACTAGTTCCATCACCAATAGCACCTACTGTTCTTGTAGTATTAGCAAATCCAAAATCATCTGATGTTAAATCTCTAAATGAACTTAAAAATGTATCAGATGCTGCTGTTATTGTAAAAGAAAAACTAACTAATCCAGATTTTGATAATTCTTTTGGTTCAGTTAAAGATATACCAGTTATAGATGAATTAGTTGTTGAAGGGTTTGCACCAGTAAAAGTTAATGCTACATCATCACTTAAACTTTGACTTGATGAAAGTGTAATGTTGTTTTGATTAGTGATTGCTTTTACTAAAACTCTACCTGAAATCCCTGTTCCTGTAACTACTTGACCAATTTCAATAGTCCCAGAATTACCATCTATAGCTAAAGCTGTAGCACTACTTATTGTTCCATTTACATTAGCAGTAGCATTTTCTAATAAAGAAACATTTGGAGATATTGTCCAAGTAACTTCAGCAGTTTGATTAACAGACGTAGGATTTGCACCATTAAAAGCGGTGGCTAAAACAGTATCTTCTTGAGCTTCAACTTCATAATTAAATGTTCTAAATGTAGAGTTTGCAGGATACTCTACTGGTATAGAATAAACACCTGAAGATGGTATAGTTTGTACAGGATCTGCAAGTTTATTATCACTTCCTAATGCACCAACATCAAATTTTTCACCATCCCAAAAATTTGAAAAAGTTAAAACTGCATTATCATCTGCGTTTATATTAGGAGATACTGTAACTGTTGTGGGAGATCCAGACGCGCTACTTACTCTAGATTCTGGAGTAGTACCTTCAACCTTCATACCTCCAATGATAGCAGCATTTGTATTATCTAGTAATATAGTAGAACTATTAGTCTTAGCACCGTTTACAGTATCTGTGGTAAATCTAGTTAATTTAAATTTAGCTCCTGCTCTACCAAATATTCTTATAAATCTAGTTTCTCCTCTAGCACCTACAGGCTTTGTTGACATTTCCATACCTGTGATTTCATCTGCAACATCTAAAAATGTTTTTTCTGCTTTAGCTGTTAGTAATATTTTATCTTCTGTGGGATTATTAGAGCTAAACACGTAGTAAACTTTTAATGTAACTGACGTGGGGGAAAAAGATAAAGTTGTATTTGCAGATATTTTAGCTGCAGTTGATAAAGTTAAAGTTGTACTGCTTATTCCTGATACTTTCGTAAAAGATGATATT